GGAAGAGATGAAAAGGAGAGGTATATCCTCGCCGGATATAGCCGACGCTTTGTGTCTGACTTTTGCGAGTGATGCCGTGATGGCAGGGGGACGGGGACGGGCCTACAGAAAAGGCCCGTTGGTTCGAGGATTAACAGGGGTTGTTGTGTGAGGGTTACCGTCCCAGCCTTTCCCGGCTGAAACGGACAAGAGGGGCAAACGGGTTAGGATCCCCATGGCCCTCAGACTTGAGGACCTGGTTGAACCCAACCCACTTCGCCATCCAGTACCCTGCCATGAGGAACTTGTACCTGGCTAACGAATCCCAGGCCTTCCTCTCGGCGTCGGCACGGTGGCCTTTTAGTGTTTCAAGCATGAACACTCCGATTGAGGTTGAGGGCCCGAAGGCCCGTTGATTAGTCCCGGATCGACGCCGGGGGGTTCACTCGAGGCATCCCGCCGACATACCCGACGGTCTTTTGACAGTGCAGACACTTCCCAGTTTTCTCGGCCGGGAAGTTATCGTACTGGATACACGGGGAGACGGTCGCTAAGTTTTGCTGGGCCTTCCGGACTTCAAGGTCAGCCTTTTCCAGGCGTTCAATATACCTTTCCTGTTCAGCCACTTTTGCCGATAACCGGTCCCTGTCAAAGCGGGCGTTATCGTAATCAACTTCAAGGGTAGGGTTCCCTTCATTCACAACTACGACGTTACGGTCGCCAATCCAGCCGACGGAATCGGCCAGGGCGTAAGCGTGGGTATTCAGGGCCCGGAGGATCCCATCCTTCGTCTGGTCCAGTTCCGACTTTTCCAGGGTCCAGCCTTCCTCGAACATCATCTCCGGAAACTCCTGACCGGCGATTTTCTTGGCGTTTGGGCTATGTTCCTTGATGACGGCACGGGCCTCTTCTATAGACTTGCAGAATTTATGGACCCGGAGGCCAGCGTTTTTTGCTTGATAAAAAATCATATTAGTTTTCCGATTGAAGTTGATCTGAGGTCCTGACTTCTCGACCCTCGAGCCAGCCAGTGTTTTTCTTAGCAAAATCCATTTCCAACTCGACACGTTCCCGGAGGGACGCCTGGACGTCGTCCATGGGGTTCCGGGCGTGGGCGATCAGGGCCTGGCCGATTAGACGGCCAGCCAGGTCGTACTCCTTGTCGATGAACTCTGCATGGGCCCGGACCAGGAGGTTGTGGGCCTCGGTCTGGAACCGGTGGATCGCATTGCGGAGGATGAAACGGTCCTCAAAGGCCATAGCCAAAAGGACCATTGGGGCAAACTTAGGGACCCTAGTCTTAGCTTTTTCCCAGTTGACGACCGTCTGGTAGGCGATCCCGAGTTTCTCCGCAAACCGTCTCTGAGAATAGCCCAGGGCCTTCCGGGTGAGTTTCAGTTCTTCCGGGGTCATACGGTCTCCTTTTTTGATTGTTTATGTATCATCCACTCATACTGAGCCTCGGCCTTAGTTGATGCTGATTCTGAGTGTCCACAAGTGCAGTACCAAGTCCAGCAAGACTCTCCCCTGCTAGTTTCGCCGTTCCATTCAAATGATTCTTTTTTGTGGGTCATACGGCCTCCGTCTCTCTGAGGTGGATGTCATCGGCCATGACGACGTAGGCGTCCACGGACTTGGAGACGTCGCAGATGGCGACCAGGCCGGTCCCGACCAGGGAGGGGCCCAGGACCTTTTTACCGTCGAAGAAATACGGAAAATCCAGGTGGGTGTTAATGGACGGGCGTCCGTCCGTGTAGTGGACCGTCACCGGCGAACCGGCCGGGACGACGTGGGTTCGAGGGTCCTTCATGCGACCTCCTTGAGGGCAAGGGGGGTGAATTCAAGGGCCTCCAGGACATGATGATACATATCACGGCCATTTCGGAGGTTGTTGATGCACTCGGTCAGGTGATACCTGGTGATGCCGTAACGGACACGGCCACGGCCGTTACCGGGGTGGTCTTCAAAAGTGCATTTGTAAAGCAATTCGATGGCGGGGCTATCCAGGTCATAGTCGAAATATGCTTTCCGGAGAACTGGACGAATTTGCCCCTCGGTCAACTCTGAAAGACGTGCCATATGCGGGACGTCCACGATACATACGTTATGGTTTAAATGGGCCTCAGTTTGGGCCACGATGATCTTGAGAACTTTTTCTCTGTCGTTCATATCAATTTCCGATTGAGGTTAAGGGGCCCGGAGGCCCCGTCTTAATTAAATTCTGTCCCAGTCTTTTTCTGAAATACCGATGACTGGTGTGTCGGTGTAGGCCTCTTCTCCTCTATCTTTGTGCATGATGTATTCATTGAAACACCTCTGCACGAAGGCAAGGTTTCTGATAGCCATGTGGACCTTATAAGTGTCCTCAATAGGTGGCATACAATGCTCACTATCAAAGTCCTTAATAAGGTTATTTAATTTGTTTTCAAGAGCCTTTTCTCTGAGCTTCACGAACTCAGCAAAGAACTCCATGTGTTCTAAATCCTTTTTATCGTAATTCATTTGAATTTTCCGATTGAGGTTCAATGGATCTGCCATCGTCAGGCCTGGGAGATCATCCCCAGAACGACACCCCCGGAAGGGTGTTTCGGCTTAGAAGATTAAGTCATCATTTCCATACCAAATCCGAATCTGGTCTGTCGCTTTATATTTGCTTTTCCAGGGGCCACTGAAGATGTGGAAACCATCAGACTTACCCTCTACAAAGGCATACCATTTCCCGTCCCGTGGGTCTTGGAACCTTGAAAACCTAGAACCTTCATTCTCAACAAATGACTCTTTTTGCTTTGGATGATTTTTATATTGAATTGTTTCCATAATTACCTTTCCGATTGGGGTTGTTTGTTTAAACACAATCTCGGTGAGTCTTGGAACCACACCGGTTGCACTCCATATGCTTGAAGACCGTGTCCTCGGGGTCTTCAAGATAAAACTCACGGACGTAGTTGTTTGAATAGGCCCACTCAGTATTAATCTCGTCGTCGATGACGTAGTTGACGGCCTGTTCATAGGACATATTGTCGAACTGCATTTTGTCCATGATCATTTCTGCGATTTCTTTGGTCGTTACTGCTTTCATACTTACCTTTCCGATTGGGGTTGAGGATCTGCCTCGTCAGCATCAGGAGATCATCCCTGATGGACCCTCCGAAGAGGGTTTCGGCTTACATTTTAAAATCGTCTAAGTGTGGGAGACGTACCCAGTGTTTTGGGTCGATCAAATTAGCACGGGATCCAACACCTTCTTCGATCTTGTAGGCCTGGTCCTTGTTAAGGAGGCCATTGTACTTATGACCGTAGGCTCGGCCTTCTTCCGTGATTGCAAACACTTCCCAAGTTGGAGAAGTGTGGACTTGGCAGGTCAACGAATTATCGTCCCTCCAAATTTCTTCAATAAGAATAAAACCTGCTTTCACCTGGTCCTCTACCCAGGCGTCCATTTTGGCGTCACGCATATACTCGTCTTCGTAGTCATCAAGACCCTCGTTAGCGTGAGAGTCGATGGTCTCGCCGAAGGCCTCACGGATATAATCCGCATTGGAGTTCATCTCATACTCACCTGAAAGATCCGCCAACTTTTCTAGTTTTGCTTCTTCAGCTTCTTCCCAACTACTTCTGTTTGTGTATCCCATAATTACCTTTCCGATTGAGGTTAAGTGATCCCAGTTCCGACCCCTCACTATGAAGAGCCAGAAACATGATCACCTAGTCGTTCGCAACCCCGGGGAATACTTCAAACTCCGTCGGCGGGGCTGGCTCAGTTTCATCAGTAAGGTAGACCCAAAGTCATCACTCTTACCGGCATCCTGAAAAATCCGTTCGGGTATCGGATCAACCCTGACCGTGTCCGGCTTCATTGCCTCTTGAGACCCGGTTTCCTGCTCGCTTGTTAATAAATTAGAACATTTGTTCAAAATTGTCAACACCAATCAAGAAAAAAAGTGCATTTTTTTGCTTTTTTTTGATTTTTTTTCGTTTTTTATCCGAATATCTATTCATGGACTATAAAAATCAGACCGATCTCGAGGAGGATCTCCCTTTTGAGGAGATGGACGACGTCACCTTCGAGGGGTACGTTGGATCACTCGTCACCGAGGCGGTCGATTATCAGGACAACGAATTATCGGCGGTTAGATCCGATCTTGCAGATCGCTATCATGGCCGGTTCTATGGGGATGAGGCCGACGGCCGTTCTCAGGTACGGGACCGAACCATTCAGACGGCGGTAGGCCAGGTTATGCCCGCCCTCATGCGGACTTTCCTTGGATCCGAAAGGTTACTGGAATTCCAGCCGACGGATCCCCAGGACATCGAACTCGCCGAACAAGCGACCGACATCGTCAACTATATCTTCAAGGAAGAATGCGACGGTTACCGGGTCCTGAGTGACGTATTTAAGGACGCCCTTGTTAAGCGGATGGGCGTTGTCAAATTCTACTGGGACGACACCCCAGACATCACGGTTGAAAACTTCACCGGGTTATCAGAGCAACAAGTACAAGTCCTCCTCGGAGAGGACGACGTCGAGGCGATTAATGTGCGGGCATACCCCGATCCCGACGCCCCCGAGGAGGGCCAGCCTCTCCCTGACGGAACGAATCAGCCTCCACCGAACCTTCACGATGTCTCGATCCGCCGGGTTAACTCAAAGGCGACAATCAGAGTCGAGGCCGTGCCTCCAGAGGAGTTTTTATATTCCCGAGACGCTAAGGCCGTAGAGGACGCCGATTTCATCGGACACCGGTCCTATAAGACAGTCAATGAACTGGTCGCCATGGGATATGACCGGGACCTGATGGAAGGGTACTCAGGGACCGACGATAAATTTTCAACGAACACAGAATACCTCGCCCGTTTCCCCAATAGTGCAGGACGGCGGAACAACAACGTCGAGCCAGGATCACGCCTGGTCCAGTACATTGAGGGATACGTCAGGATCGACCGAAACGGCGACGGGCACTCCGAACTGTTAAAGGTTTGTTGTGCCGGAACCGGATACAAGGTCGTCCATGACGAGGCTTGCGATTATATACCGTTTGCGACGTTCGTCCCTGATCCGGAACCCCACTCGATTGAAGGGCTAGGGATTGGAGACCTAGTTCAGGACCTTCAGAGAATCAGAACCGTTATCCTCCGGAATACATTGGACTCCCTGGCGATGAGCATCCACCCGAGATTGCTGGTGACGGAGTCCGCAATCCCGGAAATGGACGACGTCCTCAACTCGGAGGTCGGAAGTATTATCCGCCAGCGTCAGCCCGGCTCGGTGACACCCATGACCGTGCCGTTCGTTGGAAATTCCGTCCTACCGATATGGGACTTTCTCAGAACCGAGGAAGAGAGACGGACAGGAATCACCCAGGCCAGCCAGGGGCTAGATGCCTCCAGCATACAAAGCACAACCGCCACGGGCATCGACCTCATGTCCAGGGCCTCCATGGCCCGGATCGAGATGATCACCCGGACGTTCAGTGAGAGAGGCCTGAAGAGGGTATTTAAAGGCATATTTGACCTATTA